ATCGTCCCCGCAAAGCGCAGCATGCGCTGGTTCACGTTGGCCCAGTTGACCAGCCACACCTTGACCGTCGCCTGATCAAAGCGGCCGGCCAGAACATCACCCTCGGCAATCGCCGCGTCGCTCAGCATGCCCATCGCCTCGGTGTTGTCGACCGAAAGCCCGGTGGACTGCTGCAAGGCACGCGCCGTCATGCCCGTATCGGCCCGGAACTCTATGCCATCAAACGAAAAACTCTGGTCATGGTCGGTAAAGCCAAGCCGCAGGCCATCGCGCCGGATGACCGCCCAGGCATGGCAGACGGTGGTTGAACCGGTCGCAAGATGGGAAAGAAACGCAGATTTCGACATCAGATGCGCACCTCGACGACGGGCACGTCCGGCACCTCACCCGCCTGAAACGACGCGATGGAGACAAGGATGCGGTCGGTATCGAAGCGCACCGGCACGTCGAACTCGAACCCGGCATGAATGACCGCACCCTTTGGTGGCGCGCTCTCGAACGTGATCTCGCCGGTGCTGTAGTTCACCTGAAACTCTTGCCCCGGCACCTTCACATCGCGGTCGACGGCGACCCGGACAGTACCCTCGACCGGTTTGCGGATCGGCCGGACATAGCTTTGCGCGCCTGACCGATAGGTTTTTGTCAACTGAAACCGGGTTGTCTTGCCATCTCCGGCCCCGAGGGTCTGGTCAAATGCGGTAATCTCGGCCAGTGCCCCGGCTGACTTCCAGTCGGACCAGTCTTTCCAGCGAAAGCCGTGCAATTGGCCACGCCGCGCCTCGAAGAACGCGACCAGCGCCTCGACATCCTCCAGCGACCGCAGGCCAAGGCCCGCGTCATAGTGCCTGCGCGAATGCTCCCACGGAGTGTTGCGCTCTTCATAGCCGTTGACCAAGGCGACGATCTCGGTCCTGCGCTCTGGTCCACCAACCGAGCCGAAACTCAAGGCAGCCGGGAACCGCACTTCGTGAAAACCCATCTTTCGCTCCTTACCGGTTGCGCTGACCGCGCGCGATGGCGCGGCCGGCCTGTGCCGCGATCTGCGACTGGCTGCGTTGGAACCCCTGCACATCGGGCGTCGAGATGTTCATGACGACTGTGACCGGGCGGGCGGCGCCTGCGGCCTGCACGCCCAGTCGGCCGTCGGCACCGCGCGCAAGTGGCATGATCGCCTCGGGTCCCGCCTCACCCATCAGGCCCGTTGCGCCCCGCATCGGAAAACTGACCGGGCTGGATACAACCCCACCCTGCGCAAAGGGGACGACACGACCGGCAGAAAAGGCGCCCCCCTGTGCAAAGGGCATGAAGGCGCTCATCGCCGTGTTCAGACCCTTCGCCAGAACGCCGCCCACCGCATCCTGCGCAGGCCTCATCGCCATCGAATAGACCGAGCCGATGACCGACTGCATGACCGATCGCAGCGCATCCGACAGGCGCGCGCCGTCGAAGACCACATCGTCAAAGGCACCCTTCAGCCCACGCCCGAGGCCCGAGGCGAGTTGATCAACCTCGCGCCCGGTGTAGACCATGCTCTCGCGCAGCCGCGACAACTCGCCCTCAAAGGTCGCGGCCACATCCGTCGCGCCAGTAAAGGTCGCCTCAAGCGCTGCGATCTGGTCTTCAAACGTGTCCGTCTGCGCCATGTCCATCCTCGGTATTCATATCTGGATAGGCGCGCGCCAGTTCATTCAGGCGCGCGCGCGTCAGCGGAGGCTGGGCGGCATCAACGCCCAGCATGATCCGCAACTCCATGGGCGTCAGGCGCCAAAAAGCCTCTGGGCCGAGGTGCAGGCCATGAAGCCCCGCCCGCATCAGGCCCGCCCAGTCGAACCTGCGGGTCGCGCTCATGGTGCATCTGGGGGAGCAAAGGCGCGGGCCAGAAGCTCGGCCGCTACGCGCGCCGCCCCGACTGCACCGCCGTTGACCTCGGCCGCACGCAGCTCAGCCGCGCTGCCTTGCCATCCGCCGCCGCGCAGCCCCGCAACCAGTACCGCCAGCACATCGCGCGCCCCGAACCTGCCGCCCTCGAACCGCTCGATCAGGTCGATCAATCCACCTGCATCCAGCGCGGCCTCAAGTTCTGCCAGCGCGCCCAGTGTGAGCTTTGCCACGTGGCGCTGACCGTCAATGACAACGGCCACCTCTCCGGCCCAGGGGTTCACCATCACAGCGCCGTAAAGGTCAGCGCCCCGGCCGAGGCCAGCGTCAGCTCATAGGTCGCCTCGCCATTGTAGCTTCCGGCGTATTCGATCGAGGTGATCTGGAACGGCCCCTCGACGATCCCGAAGTCGGGGATAACCACCTGAAACTCGGGCATTTCGCCGTCAAAGAAGATCTGCCGCGCCCGCTCGTCGGTGTCCGCGTCGCGAAAGACGCCCGAGCCCGAGATCGAGGCCGAGCGCATTCCCGCGCCCGCCAGCAACTCGCGCCATCCGCCCGCGCTTTCAAGGCTGGTCACATCGACCGTTTCGGCGTTGAAGCTGATGCGTGAGGCGCGCAGCCCCGCCACCGTTTCGAACTGGCGGCTTCCGTTGATGTCGATCTTGACCAGCAGGTCCTTGCCGCTTTGCACAGCCATGAATTTCTCCGATCTTTTCCATGCGGGGCGCCGAGGGTCAGGCTTCGACGCCAGTTTTCTCGATGGGTTGTTGGCTAGCCCTCGATCCGCGCGGCAAAGCGCAGATCGATCCGTCGCGCCCCGCCCTGATCGACGCGCCGGGCCTGCGCCTTGATGAAGCGCAGGGCCACAAGTCGGCCGCGGCTCAAGATCAACGGGGCATCGACCAGCGCGTCTGAAACGGCGACGGCAATCTCTTTTGCCTGCAGAAAGCCTGAGGCGTCGGAAATCACGCTGACGACGAAGCGGTGCGTGGCACCTGCGCCTGTGGCATCGCCTGCGTTCGTCGCTTCCTCGGGCCCCAGCAGGACGAAACTGCCGCCACCCGCACCCGGTGGCAGGGCGTCATGCACCGGCACATCGGGCAAGTGGTCAACCAGTCGCTGATAGACCGCCTGTTGCAATGCGGCTGCGGAACCGTAGCTCATGCCGGGATCTCCTCTCGGGCGTAGCAGGTCAGGTAGCGACCCGCAGCATCGGCCTCGACCACCGCGAGAATGGCAAACAGCCGATCTCCCTCGCGGAACCGCTGTCCGGCGCAGGGCCGCGCCGAGGTGCCCTGAGGCGCTGCTCGTACCGTGATCCGCATCGCAACACTCGAAAGCGTCACCTCGACCCCTGCGACGTCGCGCCCGGATCCCGGCCGTACCTCGGCCCAGAGTGTGCCAAGTGAGCGCCAGAGGGTCGTGAAACCACCGGCGCCATCGGGTGCCTGCTCGCAGACCTCAAGCACCAGCGCACGGGACAGGTTTGGCGCGCTCATGCCGCGCCCCCACCCAGAACCCGAACATTGCGCCACCCCTCAATCAGTGTTTGCACCGAAGTCGGCAGCGCCTGCGACGGCCCGTCGTGGCGGTGCTCATAGGCTTGGGCGGCCAGAAGCAGAACGGCCTGTGCAAGATCCGCCGGAACGGCCGACCAGCCAGCGCCGAAACCAGCCTCGAACTCCACTTCGACTTGCCCCTCGGATGGGACCGAGGGCAGAAGGCTACCCACTGGCACCAGGCGCGGCCGGTGACGGTCGACCCGCAGCCTGTAACGCGCGGACGACACGGCTGTTGCAGTGCCCTGTGCATCAACCAGCGAAACACCGACAATCGCCGATACCGGCGCGACCGGCAGCGCCTGCCCTGCGGGATCGCGCCAGTCACCCAGCACCAGTTTGAAGCGGCGGGTAAGAAGTACCTTGCCGATCCGCCCCTCGATCGTCGCGATCGCGGCGCGCAGGTGACTTTCCAGCAAGCCATCCTGCAGGGTCTCTGACCCAAAGCCAGTGCCCAATCGCAGGTGATCCTTGAAGGCCTGCAGCGGCAGGGCGGTCGTTGGCACTGTTGTCTGCTCGATCAACATCATTTTCGGCTCCCGAAAGGATCGTATCCCCCAGTCAAGGCCGGACGCGCGCGCGACCCGCGCCACTCGGACGGAGGGGGAGGCTAGAAGGCGCAGATCATGCGCGCGTCCGTCAGGTCCGGGCAGGTGGCGCCCGGACCATCCGCTCAGCCCGTCAGGACACTGCGATCTTCAGAAGCTTGATCGCGGCATAGTCGGTGATGTCGCCGCCCACACGCTTGCTTGCGTAGAACAGCACATGCGGTTTGGCCGAGAAGGGATCGCGCAGCACGCGCAGGTCCGGACGCTCGGCAATGGTATAGCCGGCGCCAAAGTCGCCAAACGCGATCGGATAGGCATTGGCCGCGATATCAGGCATGTCCTCGCAGATCAGCACCGGATAGCCCAGAAGCCGTGCGGGCTCACCTGCCGCCAGACCGTCCGACCACATGAAGCGGCCATCTGCATCCTTCATCTTGCGCACAGCGCCCGCGGTTTTCGAATTCATGATGAAGGCGCCATTCGCCCGATACTCGGCGCCAAGCGCATAGACCAGCGAGATGATGCAGTCTGCCGAATTGGTCGTCGCGAAATCTGCCGCGGCGCCCGTCGGCACATAGCCAAGGCTGCCCCAGGTCCAGGCGTCATTCGCAACCTTTGCCGGAAGCAGGATGCCCTTGGGCTTGTCGACCCCGTCGCCTGTGATGAAAGCCGCCGATTCCGCTCGGATGAACCGGGTTGCGATCTTGCCAGCCAGCCAGCCCTCGACATCAAAGGCACTGTCATCCAGCAGACGCTGGCTGGCCTTTGGCATCGCCGACAGCTCATGCAGCTTGATCGAGATCCGCTCGACCGCAGGGGTCGAGGTCTCGGTCTGACTGGCGGTCTCGGTCGACCAACCCGAGCCAACCTCGGCGCGGTCGATCAGCACATCGAACGACGGCCCGTCGACCTGCACCACATTTGCCAGCGCCCGCAGGCTGGCAGTCGAGACCAGCATTGAACGGATCGTATCCGAGGTGCGGGGGGCGACCAGATAGCCGCCGTCTGCCGCCACGGCCGTCGACATGGCTTTGCCTTCCAGCGACAGCCCGCGCAGCGCATCGTCATCGCCGGTGCGGATATAGGCGTCGAACGCCTTCACATGGGGCACCTC